CATGAGATGCCAGAAGAGTTCTGGTCAATGAATGTCGAAGGATCAAAACGTATCTTCGATGAATACTTTGGTAAACCAATTGTCTGGGCATCTTCTTCGAGCATCTATGAATGGTGGTTATCTCCGTATGCCACAACCAAAAAAGTTTGTGAAGAGATAGCACCTAAAGGAACGCTGGGTTTGAGATTTCACACGGTATACGGTGAAGACTCACGTCCAGATATGTTATATGATAAACTGAAGAGGAGAGAAGTAGAGTACATTACTAATCACACACGCGACTGGACTCACGTTTACGATGTATGCTCTGCTATCGATCTTTGTTTAGATCGTTTTGATGAGTTGCATCGTTATCGTGCGATTGATGTTGGCAATGGACAACCCTGCACAGTTAAAGAACTGGCAGATCACTTATGGCCAAATAACAATCTTCCCGTTCGTGAAGTCACAGGAGAAAGAGAAAACACTTGCGCTGATCCAACTATTTTGCTACAATATGGTTGGAACCCTGAATTTCATGTATTAAAGGATTGACATGCCTCGTAAAAAGAAAGCAACGTTCACCCCTAAAAAGAAAAAGACTCTAGTTCCAGAACCAAAGTGGGACAAACTGCGAAAAGCAAAAAGCGAAGACGCTAAGATGCAAGCGTTTTATGATGCAAGTGAATACGTTCACTTTGAAATCTCTGATAGAGAGCAACTGCACTGGTTAAAGAAATGGGTACGTGAAGTCTCAGATTGGGACCTCCATAGTCAAACCGTTACTTTGCCTGATGTGTATATGCTACCCTTTGCCAAGTATGGTTGGTTAGCAATCATGTTAAAGTTTATGCCAGACAACGTTTACGAAAGTCTGGTGAAGAACCTTAAACCTCTGTTAGTTCGAGCGGATGAAATTAAAGCAAAGACTACAGACGAATCGGTTCCGTTTCCTGAAGACAAAGACGATCCTCTTCACCCAGACAAAGTTAAGAAGTGGTTGTCGGTATGGAAGGATTACCTCAAAGGTATCGATAAGTACAAAGAATCAAAAGACGCTAAACAGCGTATGGAGTATCAAATCGCACAGACCTACGTTTATAACATGTCTGTGTATTTACGAACTGGAGTATGGAACGACTCACACTTTGGCGAAAACCGCGAAAAGAAGATGATGTGGGTTGTAAAGTCTCTTGCTTATAACCCAGACGGGACAGTTAAAAGAACCCCCGGATATTACTATCCAGATATTGGTATGGTTTGGAAAGGAGATTTTGAGGCAGAAGTATGAACTTAGATGGTCTTATGCTTACTAAAAGTAAGTTCAGTAAAATGGTTGAGAGTACAGTTAAGAAAAAAACTATTTCTTACCTAGATGCTATCATTGATATTTGTAATGAACACAATATCGAAATCGACGATATCAAAAAGTTTATATCGCCTGCAATCAAATCAAAACTTGAAGCTGAGGCAATCAAGTTAAACCTTATGGTAGAGAAGAATAATAGTTTAGAGTTAGAATAACTTGACAAGTCTAATATTTTTTGATACTATATACTCTTATATTATGAATTTTGTGAAATACACTGAAATACAAAAATACACACTGTAATACGAGGAAAATATATGTCTTTTGAAGCATTAAAGCGCAATCGCGCATCCGAAATCTCACGTCTAGTTTCTGCTGCTGCTCCTACCACGGAATCAGCAACAAAGTCTTATGTCGATGAGCGTCAATGGAAACCCACGGTAGATAAAGCAGGAAACGGTTATGCCGTTCTGCGATTCCTGCCTGCTCCTGAAGGTAACGACCTCCCATGGGTTCGCTACTGGGATCATGGGTTCAAGGGTCCAACTGGTCAATGGTACATTGAGAAGTCTTTGACTTCTATTGGACAACAAGACCCAGTTTCTGAAGCAAACAGCAAACTGTGGAACTCTGGCGATGATCGTGACAAAGAAATTGCACGTGAACGTAAGCGTAGATTGCACTACGTATCAAATGTGCTCGTCGAGCAAGATCCGGGTAACCCCGAAAACGAAGGTAAGGTGATGCTCTTCACCTATGGTAAGAAAATCCATGACAAAATCATGGACGTTATGAATCCTGAGTTTCAGGACGAAGAACCAATGAACCCTTTCGACTTCTGGTCCGGTGCATCTTTCAAACTGAAGATTCGTAAGTTTGAGGGATATCGTAACTACGATAAATCAGAGTTTGCTGCTCCTTCTGCACTGTCTGAAAGCGATGCAGAGTTAGAAGAAATCTACGAAAAGTGTTACGATCTGAATGAGTTTATTGATCCTGCGAACTACAAGTCATACGACGAGTTGCAAGCACGTCTATTGATGGTTCTTGGTGAAGCAAATAACAAAGGGTATCATCCTGAGTTAGCAGAAATTGAAGAACCTGTTGCACGTAAGACTGCTCCGGAACCTTCTATCGCATCTGATGATGACGATGACACCATGTCCTATTTTGCTAGGTTAGCAGAAGAAGATTAAGCGAGTGGGTTAATCACCTTGGGTATCCCGCAAAGGGAGTGCAGTGTCTCGCTGTGATATGCACTTAAAACCACCAAAACGATTACAGGGCACCTCCGGGTGCCCTTTTTTTATCCGCCGCCTCTTTGACGCTTCCTTCGATTAGATGCGTTATTAGCGTTTGGTGTAGAACCTAGAGTCAAACTAGAATTATTATTTGATACGTTTGTGGTACTGCTGTTCGGAGCAATGACAGTGTTTCCTTTCGCCGCATCCATTGCTGCAGATTTCTTATTTGCTTCTTCTATATACGCTAAACGTTTTTCTTCTTGTTTAGCAGCAAGTTCATCTCGTCTAGCACGAATGTTTTGTGTTGCTTCGTCATCGTCTCCGCTGAAAAATGATGATATACTATCCCAACTGGGTATTAAAGATTTAATACCTTCCCACATTTCATCGACTAGTCTAGAAAGTGCTAAAGTAACATCAATCATAATATCCGCCACAGAAAAACTATCGAGAAACTCTGATACCGGGTTACCTTCACCAAATATTTTTTCTAAGATCCAAGAAATACCACTCTTTATGAGATCTATAAGAGAACCGAAGAAGGAGGCAGCGAAACCTCCCATAAATCCTATGATAGTAGAAACTATGTTACCGTCAGTTTCTGCTGATGCTTCTTTTGCAACCAAGAACCCATCAAAGGCAGACATTAATAAACTAATAGGGAAGAAAATTTTTCCTAATACTTTAGTGAATGCTCCACCAAACCCTTTTAAACCTTGGAACACTTTGGCAAGAATACCGTCTCCCTCTAAGGAGAAAAATGCTTTAATAGGTTTGAGTACCTCATCTAATACTGCACCTACTTTACCGCCTTTGCCTCCTTCACCGAAAAATTCTTTTATCGCAACAATCGCTTTATTGTTTTTAATGACATTTGCAAGTTGTGTTGTTTTAGTTTTCCACCATTCCGTAGTGAAAAATTCTTTGACTCCCTTTAATGCTTTGAACTCTAATCCTGTCAGACCAAGATTAGACAATCCAAGTGCGGCAAGAATGGCAGGAAGAATTATAGTGACGAATTTGGTTAGGGTTACTGCTAATGTTTTGAAAAAGTCTGCAAGAGAAAATCCACTATCATTATCTGTACTAGCAGGACTCGATGGTGATCTTGAGGTAACGTCTGGGGTATCAGTGGATCGTAGTTTCGCAAATTGCAATCCCTTCGCCAAAGATTCGAACATGCTTGCGATTTCATAGTATACTAACTCCATCACATCTTTCATATCTTTTAAGACATCGAGAGTTTCTTGGTTTTGCTCTGTTTGGAGTTCATTCCAAGTTGCGATCTCACTAAGCATTTCTCCGGAATTGCTCCCGGAGAGACTTAATGTAATATCAGCCATGTTTGCCATTCTTTCTTCTCTCGTTTTCTTCTTTTATTCTTTGAGTAAGCAAGGTTAAATAAATTTCCCTTTCCCATGGCATCATATCGTTTAACTCTGTTAGCGAATATTTGTCATTATACATTAACTCGAAGTTAGTCTTATAATGATTCACTAACGTATCATGAGAAAGGCATATTAAAAAAAACTTTGCATACCCTCTAGTTTTAACGTGTTCTTGTGACTGCAATGAATACAGTCGTACTTTACATTCTTCTCAAGTTTTGGCATCGTTTCGACAAAGTCCATGATGATTTTAAATTGTTCTTTTGTCATGGATTCTAAAAACTCTGTCAATTCTTCTGTTGGCACATCATCACACTCAATTCTTTCATCGTCATATTGAATTGCATCGATACACTTTCCTGCGATGAAAAAAGTGTTTTCCGCATCATCACCATCTTCGAAATCCATGTCTAGAAAAACGCTATACGGAGGATATCGTAATTCGATGGTAATTTCATCATTCAACGGATGTACTTTTTCTACTTTCGGCACATTGACCTTCAAATCGTCTAAAGTAACATCTACTTCATTTAATTGTTCGCACTTTTTACACGACAAACCTATCTTAACGGATTCTCCCGAAGATTTTGCCCTCATTTGAGTGAACATGTATTCAACATCAAAGGTGGTTAGTCTATCGACATTAATTTCATCTTGACAACATGCGGAAATTGTGTCCACTACTGCAGAAAGACCAGTTTTCATGTCCTGAGACTCTACCGCCATCAAAAGAACTTTTTCTTCTTTTACTAAGTAAGGTCTAAATTTAATTTTCTTCCCTGTTGAAGGAATAGTCATCGTGTATTTGGGTGAATCATTAAGTTTGGGTAATGCCATTATTAAAATCCTAATTTATCAGTCAATTTGTCAAAAACCGTATTTATTGCTTTGCCGAAAATGTCTCCTTTCGACGCTTCTTGTCCAACCGATGTTCTCCAGTCCTTGTATGTGAACTCTACATCGATCTGCATAAACTCTGATCTTGGCGCGTTGTCTAGTGCTATCGCGTTTACAATAGATGGATATGCATCTTCTAACACCCAAGAATATATGATTTGATCATCCAGACCAATTTGTAAATCGAACTCACCTTGTCTGAAGTTGATAGGTCCGATGTTTGGTAATCTGTTTTTGATTGCTGTAGGGATTGGTAACTTGAATTGCTTTTTAATAACGGATTGCGTGAGACCCTTTTTGAGTACATCGATGTCTATTCGACGGGTATAATCTTTGTAGTATCCTAGAGCATAAGTGTTTGGATCAACAATCTGTGCCTGCCAGTTGTGAAAATACTCTAAAATCATACCGTCATTCAAAACTAAGAAAGACATTTGTATAGGAGCGACACCAAACCCGTTGACTACGTTAACCCTTGGCAGTCCGTATTGAACTTCAGTTCCGTTCATTGCTCTTCCGGGCACACTTGTTGCTACACACAAAAGGTTTAAACTTCTAGACTCGTAAGCACCTAAACTTGGTAGTTTAACTTGCCACAAGTTGTTCATGGCAGCACCACCAGCAAGACTAATCTCCGAGAATAAATCGTCGATACGCTGTGTCATATCATGCTCCTAGAATCTGCATATACTTTTCCTTGTGATGCTTTGGACCATTGAGCAGTTGGTAAGAATGTTGCAATCTCCCACTCTGGTGCAGGAACCATTGCTAGTCTTCCTTCAACATGCGAAGTCAAATATTTTTTAAAACAAGGTTTGAAATATTTCATCTTCGCTGCTGATTTCAAGTAACTATACGACAAATCAAACCTTGTTGAATCATCAAACTTTTTGTTGCTGGTTTGGTCCATCAGTCCGTCTAAAAACTTTGCTCTTAGTGTCATAGGTAAGTAGTGCAAATTCAATCCGTAGAACCCACCTTTAGTACCTTTTACAAAAATGATGAGAGGAAAATTATCGTAGTATGGAAGTTTGTCTTTAGTTTTGGGATCATAAAAGAACATATACATTCCACCGACACCACCACGATTTCTCATGATAATTTCTTCTTCTCGCATTAAAGATCGTCTACTGATACCTCTCATGTTCTGAACTTTTTTTCTGAACCATTTACGAGACTGTGCTGTACGAGGAGTGATCCCCGCACGGAATGCTTCTCTTTCTACTGTTGCGAACAAGTTACTCATAATCTTTATTTAGTCTTTTTTCGGGAATATGGTTTCATTTTTTTGAGAGGTTTTAATTTACCGGGCATCTTTTTCGGCAAAATGCCCATTTTTCCTAATTTGACCTCTGTCCAAATATCAAATTGCATTTTGTGGTCTTTGCAATACTCTTCTGCCGCTTTCCACTTGCAAGTATTTTTAATATAAGTAAATGCTTCTGTGATATAGCGTTTTGTCCGTTTGTTTCCAGTAGGAGCAGTTGTTTCTTTTTGAGGTTTGACTTCAATGAGGGATTGTTTTCCGTTTTTCCATTTCACCCAAAAATCCGGAAAATATCTGTGCACTCTTTTGTCCCCTTCGTCGTAATAAGGGATTGTTATTTCTTCACTGGACCATTGTACAACATCAGGAGACTTATCGAAAAACATCATGCAGTTCTTTTCCCATAAACTCCTATAGACAATATTTCTATAGTCTCCTTTATACTTATTAGTGTTTTTAGGACGGAAGTAACCTGAGTATGCCATGATGCGTTATAAATAATGAAATACTATCTATTTAGATGAGATGAACTATGCCCACTAGAGGTCAAATTAAGCAGCGGGTCGCAAAAGCCAAAGAAGAAGCGAAACAACAGTTACGCGAGGCACGTGCAAATGGTAAAGAAGCACTAGAAAATGTTCAACTGGAATCTGAAGCATCTAAAGCAGCAAGTGCTGCTCCTTTCAACCGTAACAGGCAAGATCGTTTAAGATATCCTCTTGAGGATCGGGATGCTTACAAAGCACAAGTAAGATTTCGTGTTGTAGAACTCGCTCCACTCGAAGCTGCGCAATTAGGCAATTTAGATTTTGTAAACGAATTGCTTTCTACAGATAAAATTTCTAAGTTGGATGATAAGATCGATAAAAAAACTGGCGATCAAACAGAACAGGACAAGAAAAAAAGAACTGAACTCACCAACAAAAATTTAGAGAAATTAAAGGGTTCAGGAAAAGATAGTTACGATAATCCCAATGCACAGAAAAAATATGCCGGGAGTGTAACTCTGTACTTACCTCAATCATACAGAATAAACGATAAAGTTAATTACAACGGAGGTGCTGCTCTAGGCGCTATTGGTGCTGGTGTCGAAGCGGGTCTGAAAGGAGGTGCTTCAGCACTAGATGCGGTTGGTGCTGGAATAACGCAAGGTATCGATTCGTTCACAAGTCTTTTTCAACAAGGATCTTTAGATAGAGAAGCATCATCTCTAGCACTTACCAAAGTTTCTCAATCTTTTGCTCCCGAAGGAGTTGCTAACGGTGTAAGAGCGGCAACTAGGGTAACAACGAATCCTAATCTTCGTGTATTATTCGACGATGTTGGAATTCGAAGCATTCCCTTTTCGTTTCGCCTTGTTGCAAAGTCTGCTAAAGAAGCAGTGGAGATAGAAAAAATAGTTAAGTTTTTTAGGTATCAATTATATCCCGATGAAATTGTCGGACAAATTGGTGGTGCAACGGTTTCTCTTGGTTATAAGTTTCCAGATCCCTTTGAAATCACTACTACATATGGAGAGGGATCGTCTGGGAGAAGAATAGGTTCTAAATTTTTAGATGCTTACCTTACCGAAGTAGATGTAGCATACAATGAACAAAGTATGGGATTCCATGCCGATGGATATCCTTCCGATGTTAGTATACAACTTACCTTTATCGAAAGTAAAGCACTGACACGCAAACTTGTGGAAGAGGGTTACTAATGTCTTATTTTAAAAATTTTGGATTAGTAGAATACAGATATGGTGATGAAGACGAATCAACACGGGTTTTAGTCGAAGACTTAACCATATACGTTGATTTGTTAGATCAGATCGATGATCTTGTTGGGTTTTACGAGTATTATTATATTCTTGATGGGGATCGTCCGGATACTCTATCCTATAAGTTATATGGCACTACTGACTACTACTGGACATTTTACTTAATGAATCAAAGTTTGAAAGAAACAGGTTGGCCGTTACATCAAAAAGAACTAGACGTATACGTTGCTAAATTGTTTAGCGGTATCACTTTCAGACCAGAAACTGTTAGTTTATGGAATAGATTGACACAGGATGGAAAAAGGTTGCCCTATAGATTTCCTGTAGCAACTGTAGATCAATCAAATAATGTAACTAGTGCTCGACAAGATTTAGTTATAACCACAACAATCACAGTTGATGATCCTATCGATGACAATTTAATCTATGTCTCAGAAGGTGCTGGTATTGTAACAGGATTTAATATATCCGGTTTAAATATACCAGACGGTACCACGATAACAAATATTGAATTCACGGGTGCCAACCCTGCGAGTAGAACAGGTCCTGCTACGCTGACT